AAACAAGGTTCTACATCATCACCCAAAATACATAATTTAGAAAATATTGCATCATTTATTATGAAAAAATCCATACCTGTTTTATTATTTGTTGACCAATGTCCATCTAAAGAATTTTCATCTAATTCCATAGATTGATTTTTACCATTATCGATAACAGATTGACATTCTTCATACTGCCCTGTCCATAAATATCCTGTAGCCATTAAATATTCTCTAATTGTAGTATTTCCAAAATCGTCAGTATCTTCAAATTTTTGAAACCAAACTTCTGAATCTGGAGCAACAAATCCATAAGGTTTTGTCATACAGTTAAATTTAACTCCTTCATCGTCAAATATAACTTGCTCTCCATGGTCAGCAAAGTCTTCTTTGTTTTCTTTGTAATAACCAACTATTGGGGCACCTCTAAGTGTTTTTGCCATATCACTTGCGACTTCTTTAGTGATATAACTGTGATTTCTATTTTCTCCAAGATATAAAACTTTTATTTCACAGCGTGACATTAAAGGATTAATATCTAACGGCTGTAAATTAATAAATTCTGGAGAATCTATCGTTGCTATAGATTGGTGCATGATATTCCTCCTTAATATAAGTCTCACTTAAAATCATAACTATATAATTTTAAATAAACGTTATTTATTTTCTTTTGTCCAAACTTTAATTTTGACTTTCTTTATTTTGTATTGTTTTAGTTGACTTTTCGTCGTCTGCTTTTTCAGGTCTTCCTCCCTGAGAGCCCTCGTCATCTGATGTTTTATTCTTATTAGTTAAATTTTGAATTGTATCTCCATTCATTGTGCTAGACATTAATGGTGGAATAAATACATTAACTAAATCTAATATATCATTTTCAAAATAAGCATTTGCTAAAATTGAACTTTGAGATTGGCCAAGAGCAATTTGTGGTAGCATTTTACTATAACCTAATTGAGTTTGTTCTTTGTATAATTTAGCCATTTCTTTATAATTATAAATAGTTGTAGTAAGTATTTGCGCCTTCAACTGAATTTTTTTAGGTGATTTATTAAAAGGTATTAATAAATCATTTAAAAATGCTTCAAATTGAATTAATAAATTATACATTGCAGCTTCATCATTTAAAATTGATTTTTCTAAGGCTATATTTCCATCTGTATTGAATTGCATTTGAGAAATACCTGCCTCATTAAATACTGTTCTTTCAATTTTTTGTAATTCATCTACTGTTGTAGTAGTGTTTTTATCTGCCATATCTGCAACATCTACATCTGCAAATGTAGTCAATACATCAATTCCTATTGCTTTTCCTAGCATCCTAACAGCATTATTATGTAACTCTTGAGCTTCATCAACATCAAATACTAAATCTCCATTTTTGTCCACAGGCATCTTTTGAATAATAATTTTAAGTAATTTTTGAGCCATCTTTTTCCTATCTAGTTCTTGCGCTGCATCTAAATCCATAATAGCTGGAATAACAGAAATAAGCATAGGAAAATCTTCTCCATTAATATTAAATTTAATCGTATTATTTACACTTAATAAATACCATCCAGAAGTATCTCCCGCAAATTGAGGTGGTAATTTTCCTTCTTTATATAGAATATACCCCTTTGCAAATTCTTTTGGAAATAATTTTAGCATTTTCATTTTAGAATTAGCATCTCTAAATTTATCATCAAACCATTTCATATTAAATTCAATAGCAGGACGACCATTTACACTAAATCTAGAACGGCAATAATTAGGTGACAACTCTTGAACTTGGACTTTGTCTCCATTTGAAATTATATAACCATAATAACAACCATTTCTTATTACTTTTAAAGCAACTTCACCAAAATAGCGTTTTACTTCAAAGTTATCTAAAAATGTAATAGCTTTATGAAAAGTATCTAATACTTTATCTTCTTTTACATTATCAGAATTAATATAAGGAGTTATCATTCAATCGTATCTATACATATAAGCCATGTATCTACACAATCTGTTGTAAATTCCACTTGTCTTATAGAAATAATTTGAGATCTCTCTCATCAATTCATAATTATTTCTATCTATTGCATCTAATATTGTCTTTTTGTCTGCTAGTCTAGGATTCTGTTTATGTAAAGAGCCCAAATCTAGAACAGCATCTTCTAAAGTCTTTGCGCCAACCTTGATTTTAGAAAAATCAATAGGCATATAAGTTTGAGAATAAACATCATCTTGGGTGTCAATAGCAAGGTCCATAGTAAAGCCTTTTTTCTTTATTTCTTCTTTTCTATTAATCATTTATTTTTTAGACACCTCTACTTTCTTGTATAATAGTAATATTAATCTCCACTTAATATATAATAAGCGTTCATAATATAATCGTAATCAATCTTTCCTTCATCATAATAAGGAATTGCTAATAAAATTATATTATGTTTTCGACAATATTCTCTCTTTTGCATATCATTAAATTGTTGTTTCCTTAGTCCTGAGGAACCCCCAAACTTACTTTTTGCTTCATAGTGTTGAATCCCTTGAAATTCAATTAAGAAATCTAAATCTCCATTATCATCAAAAATAGCGAAGTCAAAACGTAAAGGTCTGCCAGATGAACTTACTAAGTCAGGAAAAGAATATTCTTCTTGAAAACTTAATCCAGCTTTACTAAGCACATCTGCTATTTTTATCTCTCCACGACTTGCGCGCATATCTAACCTCCTCTATACACTAAGTCTTTTCTAAGAATATATTATTTTCATTTTAATCAAATATTTTGAATTTGCCCAACTATCCTAAGAAAAGAACACCATTTCTGAAATATTTCTTTTTTTCTTTTTCTTTTTTCTATCTTCTTCTTGTTTAATATAATATAGACCATATTCAAAAGCAGAAAACTTATCTTTTTTAATTCCTCTATTAGATTGTTTTAAAATAATATTTACACCTTCATTTTCTTCAACTAAATTTAACATTTGCTCTCTTAAAATAGTTGTTAATGTAAAAGGCTTTAATTGCTCTGCTCTTTTATCATTATCCATATTTTGTCCCGCCTTAGTTGACATTAATTTTATTTTTGCTTGGCCTTCGTCTATTAATAATTTAATTTTTCCACTGGCTAATTGAGTTTGAACATAAGTATGTGCTTCTGTGTTTATTGGGGCGTTAGCTTTTATTAAATATAAAGCATCATTTTCAACTTCTGGCCCTTTTATTTTTTTATATAATTCAAGAGTATCTTCTGAAGTTCCCCCTTCTACTCCGAATGGAGGTAATTCATCTCCAGTTTCAGGATCTATTTGACTTTTTGTCATAAAATCTACTAAACCTATACCTAAACCATTGGCATCAAGAGCAACAATTCTAGCTTTATATTTATAATATAACCTTTTTAAATTAATTGCTTGAACTTCAAAATCTTCTGCATCATATGTATAAATATTAACTAATGTTTTCAATGAAGCTCCTTGTACTTGCGGAGTTACTTTGAAAACACAAACCTCTGTCGTACATCCAATACGACCAACGTCTACTCCCAGAACATAATAAGCTGATTTACTACTTCTTCCACTATATTCATATTCTGGCTGCAACAATACTCTATGTTTATCAAATTTTTCTGCGCTAAAGAATGCATTTTCCGCATCTCCGCTTCACTCAGATTCATACTCACGCGCGAATGAACTATCGTTATATGTTCCATCTAATTTTAATTCTTCAATAAATGACTTCTTAAGTAACTTTTCCATAACTGGAACGCGCCATGTTCCTCCTAGAACGACGGCTTCCGCAGGTTCTATGATTTGTTGGATAAGTATCTGAATTAACTTCTCATAAGCAAATGAATTTTTCCATCCCGCAGTGGTAACATAAATTTGAGATTTATTAATAACTTCTTCTTCAATACGACTACCATCAGCAAGACGTCTATCTACGTTCATAGTAGGAATTATTACTTCGTTCAAAAGAGTTTGATCAATTAAAATACATTCCTCCATTAAACCGCCAGTTGCACGTTTACCTCTTGAAGATTGTTGTGCGGCAATAATATCTAATTTACTACCATTTTTAAATAGATATTCAACCATATTTTTAGATGCTTTTGTAGCTCCTCTTGTTCAATCTATTTCATTTTTTAAGCCAGGAATTAATTTACATAATTCTTCTGCTTTTTCTCTTGCTATTCCAGCTGCTTGCTCTTTACCTCCTGTAGTAACAAATAAGTGCGCTCCTGGAAATAAAACGCATCTTAACATTAGTATTAAAACTGATAAGAATGATTTAGAATAAGCACGGGGGAAAGTAGCATAAGCATATCTATGTCTCATAACTGCTCTTAGAAATAATCGTTGATAAAAATATAATTGAAAATTCTCAGGATTACTTCCGCATAAAAACTCAACAAACATATCTGGGTATTCACGCCAATAAGCAATATATTGTCTTATAATAGGCATTTGCGCCCTAATTCTTTCCTCTGATATTCCTGTCTTTTTTGTGTTTTTAGAAAGAGATAATTCCATTAAGTCTGCTAATGCCATTATTCATCACTCTCTTTCTCATATAGCTTTTTATCTTGTTCTTTTTGTTCAGCTACACTATTATAAAATTCTTCATAGTCTTCGTCAATAAGCTGCTGTTCGTCTTCTGGTAAAGCTGCATTTTCATTCATTTCTTTTTGAATTTGTATTTTCTTTAAAGCATCTTCTATCTGTTGTCCAAAACCTAAATCTTGAGTAACTAATTTTTTTAGATAATCATTCATATCTTTTAATGTTAAGTCTACTTTATCTTGTGGTATATCAGTAGCATATCTAGGAATAAATCCATCCCTTTCACACATAGCAACTAATTCTCCAATAGAGTCAACAAAATCATTTTTCTCTTCTTTATTTTGTGCGGCTGTAAATTTTGCACTCTTACGCAATGATTCAGAAACTTTTGATAATTTTTGGAATCCTTCAATATCCGCGCTATCTATATACTGATTCATTTTTAAATTTGTCTTACAGATAAGAATTAAAGTATTTATTGTATCCGCATCTTGAATATCAAAAGATTGTTCCATTTCTCTATAGGTTTTTTCTAGTTCAATTCATTCTCTTGGCTGATACATAGTCCCTCATTTCATTGCTAAATAAGTTTTATCTTCATCTGTTAAGTCATCTGCAGGGTTAGGTAAATCAGTTTGTTGCATTCCGCTTGTTTCATAAAATGGATTGTTTGCGCCAATACTCCCGGCTAAAACTCCTGGCATCTGTGCTGCCGCCTGCAATGGAACAGAAGTCATAGTTTTATATTCAGCTTCAGAGATTTCTCCATTTTCATATTTTTCTCTTAAATCTTCTTGATTTTGTTGGCTTCTTAAAACTAATACTTTTTGCTTTTCCGCATTAAGTGCTTGTAATTTTTCTGAATCTGCTCAACAATAATCTTTCCACTGTTTTAACTTCATTTTAGATAGATACTTACCAAATACAGACATTCCATTTAAATTTGGATTTTTAGCAA